CTCACTAACCCATGAATGTAATTTGTTCGTACTAGAGACATAGTCTCCACTAATCAATAACTCATCTTTCTGCATACCACTAACGACTCTGACAATATCCTCAGGTAGAACATAACGTCCTATCAAACTAAAAACTTTATTATTTTTGAGGGTTGTCCAGAGCTTCGCTTGGAGTGGTTTCAACACGGTGTAGGTCAAAGGAGGTCCTTTCGAGATGACGCGAACTTTTAATGGTTCAGCGAGTCCGACTGCCTCTACAAGAGGTTCCTCTAACAGGGCTAATTTGAAAATTTCCATATATTGCCCCTTCCACACTGTATCTAATTCCGTGATATCTATCACGGAGCAGACCCCGGTTTCGGTATTCCGATACCCCAGAATCTGCTCTTGCCTGATCTTCTCTTGTTCGTCTTTCCCGATCGACCCATACTTCGTAGCCACTGCGTCACTAAAGTCGCACACAGCGGAACCAAATTGTAGACAATCGCCCACAGTTCCGAATGGTAACACATCGTATAGATCACCAACTGCGCCACATTTACTGCGGCTTCTATTATAGTTGGCACTTGTACTAGGAAAGAAAGGTTTAAAGAAATCCGCTCCCAATGTCTCTTTATTAAAGATTTCACTGGTCGTACGTCGGAGTTCTGCCTTCAAGACATCAACACTAATCTCAACCCACGAGTTGGCAATTAAGCCATGACAGACATCGAATCCATAAGGATCGAACTTGGTCCAGTCATAACAAACATCAATCAGATCGACTGAGTTTGTCTTCTCGAATAAGAAAGAATGAACTATCGCTGGAGTGGTCACTACTGTGACGGTCGGATGGACCACGGGAGTACCCGTCAGCTCGCGAACTGTCTTATCGACAGCTGCTTCAATCATGTCCTCCGAAACGGAAGGCATACCTTTCTTGAGTTGTTGTGTTGAATCAACGAACTGCATATATTTCGTCCAGTTTGATCCTCGTAACGCGTTAATGTATTTTCGCGCAGCACCTCCAAGGAGGTACGATGGATTCAACAATCCCTTAACTTTCTCATTTAAATCTTTAACCCCAAAGGGGTTCTCAGATACCGTGAGGTCAACCTCAGGTAGAGAAGGGATGTCCTGTTGACGAACATAAGCAAAATAAGAGGCGAATTTCCACTTAAGGATCTTCACCCACGAATCAGGCCCATTACGCGACACAAAAGCACACATTGTGTGTAGTGTGTTGTATCGCACCCGGTTAGACGCCATGCTAATTAAAGCTTCAGGGTGAACATTGTTCACCTTATTATAATTGCGTCTCTGTAACCAGGGTAGAGATCTCGGAGTCGACATACCGAAAATGAAATATAATTCCATAATCGTGTCCGTGATCTCAATCAATTTGGTGATTTCACTAGTAGAGAGCGAGTACCCTTGTCCTAAGACAGGTACCTCCTCAAGGAAAAGGTGTCGAACCCTTTCCTCTCTACGGTGAAGTTGTGTCGCTTCGCGCGACGACTCTTCTGAGCATTCAATCTGTTGATAATTCATTGTTGATAGACCGAATGGTATGTTTGCCTCACCAAGGCCGG